TCAGCGATTTCATCACACTATCGCTAGGCTGTGTTTTGAACTCCTCGCGGTATAATTGGATGAGAGAAATGAAGGCCTGGAGATATTTTTGTTCGAAGAAGTTCATATCTAGAACTTCGAACATTTGATCAGCGAACGGGCGATCTATTAAAATGAGATGACAAAGAGACTCTTGAAATTCTTTACCGAAACGGCTGAAGTCGTCTCTTTTGGTGGTACTCATTAAATTCTCCAGTGAGATATATAGTATAACACGCTAGGTGATATAAATCAACATATTATTTGCTTTTTTGTACAATATTTTTAAAAACGGCGAATAACTCGTTTAAGTTGAGTTGTCCGAAACCGTCGTTATGCATCATTAATAGCATTTCTGTTTTATTAAATTCTGGAGCGAATTCTTCAAGGGCGTAATCAATCTTTTGTTTTGCCTGGACGGACATCGCTGGAGAATAAAGTTGCATGATGGTATAGTTCTCCTCGATTAGTTCCTTGCTCTCTAAAATGTTGTGATGAGCCTTCAGTGGATTCTCTTCTTGCTCGCAAGCTGTATATAAGTCTTCAAATAGGACATCTCTATCCTCTGAGAAGAATGAAAACCTCTTTTGAATAGTGCCTAAGCCAACTCCCTTTACTCCAACTAGATTATCCGACTTATCTCCGTCTACGGCGCGAGCTAAAGCAAAGTTTCTTGGGTGGATTCCATATTCTTCAATAATTGTTTTCTGAGTAACAACTACCGGAGGAGAATTCTTAGTTGGTGGGGGTCTGTAGACTACCGTAGTGTCATTACAAAGCTGAAAGAAGTCCTTATCTGACGATACAATAACTTTCTGATAATCTTCATAAATTTGGTGTCTCGCAGCATATGCAATAACGTCATCAGCCTCGATATTGTCTAGCATGAGATTGATAGTGGGAGTAGAGTCCAAAAGTTCGGCCAGTTGAACTCTTTGCCAGATCATATTTTTTTCCAATTGCTCTGGAGTCAAATTAACTGAAGGTCGATTAAACCGCAATGGCTTACGACCTTGTTTGTAGTTCTTATTAATTTTCCTGCGCTTTTGTGAACCGCCTTCACCATCCCAAATAAGAACGATCTCATCTGGACAGATTTCTCTACAAAGCTTCTGAAGACTTTTAATGAAGCCCTTGTATCCCCCGATTGGTGGTCCGTTGTCGGACATGCTGGGATCTACCAAGTAGGACCGAAAATATATATTTGTTGAATCTACTATCATTACTCTTTTCATAGTTTTATAACTCCCATTTCTTCTTCGCTAATTGTATAATAAACTTTTTTGATGCCAGCATTTTTAAGGGCCCTCTGACACATGGGGCATGGTTCTGAAAGACGAAACTCGCCTTGATTATTGACTCTTGCGACATACAGGGTTGATCCTGTAGTTTTGCTTCTATCAATGTTATGAATGCATCCAACTTCTGCGTGTTTCGTAGCTATGCCTCGATCTCTACGACGAAACCTTGCTACCCATTGCTTAAGTTGGTTCTCATTATTAGAGAAAGAAATGACGCTGCCCCCTTTGACCAGGACAGCGCCATGTCTTTGTTGGACATAGGTTTTGTTCTTGCTAGCTACCTTTGCAGCCAGCGAAAGATACCTCCGATGTCGCGCTGTGATTTCCATTACCCAATCTCAATTTCAACTTGGGGTTCTGGTGCCGTGTCGTCATCATCGTAGAAGGATGATGCGCTACCTTCACGGCGATCAAATTTGTATATAATCTCTTCATCCATTATGTCGTAAACTCTTTGTCGGAAAGCTGGAATTTTCAGCTTCTCGGTCCATGTGCGTCCTTGGAACTTTTCTTTGGTTCCATCAGCAAAGATTAGGCTATACCAAGCGCCGGACTGTTCAATCGAGTCGGTATGCTTAACTGCATCCAAGAGGCTTTCGTCATCTTGAATCCCAACTTCTGCTCCCCACAGAATTCTAAAGTTGCAGGCCCTGTTCTGTGTTCCGAACCTAGATTTCTCAATCCTAACTTTGACCTCTGAGCCAATCTGGAACCCATTCTCGTCTAGTACCCTTGACGACTTAGCTCTGCGACCTGTTAGCCAAATTCGTAATGAATAGGCATAGATGAGAGCCTTGCCGCCAGGGGTAACATAGGGACGGGTGAGTGCCTCGGAAGGCGAGCGGGTGATATTAGTCTTAAGTTGGTTTAAGATTAGCAGGGTTGAATTTGAATTTGCAATGGGGATTGTCAACTTTGACATCGCCTTTGCTAGAATACGAGCCTTCACAGCCATTGATGATTGAGGATTAAAGTCGCCCTCTACATCGCTGATAGCTGGAGTTAGGGCTAGCGAGTCCCAGATGAAAAGAAACTGTTCTCCTGTTCCTAGTAGCTCTTCGATGCTCTCCAAGACTTGTTCTACAGAGGTTGCTTGTACATAGATGAAGTCTGTTAAGTCTACTCCACCCTTTTCCAAGAACTCTGGACTCATAGCAGATTCAGAATCAAAGTAAACTGCACGGATGCCCTTCTTCTGAGCATTGGCTGCAATTTGACAAGCCATAAAAGATTTGCCCGTTGCTTCAAGTCCTGCAATCTCAACAACTTTGCCCACAGGGATTCCTGCTAGTTGTCCACGGCAGATGATTGAGTCTAGCCAGCGTGAGCCGGTTGGGATCCAATCTTTTACTTCTGTTGGGTTATCCTCTTTTAGATCATGGGCTACGTTGATCCCAGCCTTCTTGTTTAGTCGGGATCTCAAGTCGGCAGCGGATAGCTTGCCTGCTCGGTTTTCTTTCTTTGATCTTGCCATTATATTGTCCTGTGTAAAAGTGCGGCAGACTATGACCGGTCTGCCAGCGGTTGTTAAAGTATACCCTTCGGGCAGACTCTTATCTTATTCCTTGCGTGTTAAGACATGCGCTAGCACACCAACAGCTACAAGGCCAACAAGACCCTCGCTACCAAGCTGATTCGTTAGATCCACAATTGAACCTACAACGTCAACCTTGAGGAAGGGAACAGTTGCGCCAAAAAGAATTTGAGCAACGACACCTAGACCAAGTAATGAAATACCTGCTTCGGTGAGGTCACGTAGAACTCCTGTTGACTTCTTTAACAATTCCATGGCTCCCATGGTTTTCTCCTTTATTAACCCCGTTTTAAAATGGGGCAAGGCATCCATAAACCCATGCCTTCCTGTGGTTTTGGGCATTAACTACCCTACAAGATCGTTGAATGCTTTGTCGACGACGTTAGCCGTTGACTCAACCTCAAGATCACTATCTCCCGTTGTGGTTTCCCCATCGAGGCTAGAGACAAATCGGTTAAAGATTTCCTCCATCTCTTCAGGAGTCCTACGCTGGAAAACACTATCGAAATCAGGAATATTTTCCATCAACTCGTTACAACGGTCTTCGCCTCCAACCCTATCATCACATAATGGGGTGGTGCGACGGCGAGGGGTGAGAGTCGTCTTGGGGAATTGTGCCCCAGGTGGCTTACCGTATTGAAGAGTGAGATCTGTCCCATCTTCTACGTCAGTAATATCACCGTATTCCTCGTTGAGAACCAGTTGGAGCAGAGCAGTGTATGCTTCCTTTCCAAATCCCCAAAGACGAACGCCTTCAGTCTCTTCACCTCGAACAAGAACCGGAGTAAAGAATCGCTGACGAGCAGTCAAATCCTTTGCCATTTGAAAGGTATCGGAATCTTGTGTACGATTATAATCCTTCCAAAGCTGATCCTTGAACTCACAAATTGGGCACTTCTCTCCAAAGTTACGGTTTGGACAGAGTACTCCTCCTCGATTGTCCGGACCCAGATTGTAGTGAAAGTGATAATCCTTGAAGGGATCACCGTCAGAAGTTGGAACAATTCGAATGTCCTGGTTACCATCTTGTGGTCGCCAGAAGACATTGCGGCCGCTGCCTCCTCCCTTACTATTCACGTCGCTCAATCGAGCCCTAATTTTACTAATATCTAATGCCATTTTTCTTACTTTCCTTTGTTGTTTAATTGAATGTCTGATGTGTGTTTCAAAATGTATTTTAAGTCTTTCTCATAATCTGTTGAATGGACCTCAAACGAAATTGTTTGAATATCCTGTTGTGTTTTCTTTTTCTTAATTTCTTTCCTTATTTCTTTGAGTAAATTTTGGTTAGTTTTAAGTCTTTCTTTATTAACAGTATAAATATAACCGATCTCTGATACTTTGTCAAGGGAAAAAAACATATTTTCTTGTTTTTTTGAATCCTCTGAGATTCCAATTGTTGAAATTCGACATGTATCGACTGGTTTACTAAGATTGCCGTGAACCGATGGAGTGTGACTAAATACATTTAGCATGTGCATCGTGTGGGCAATTGCCTCATTTAGAATATCATAATATCCCACGATCGGAACACCACCAAGGGAACGTTCTACCTCGTTATTGGAAATCAAATACACTCTCTTGAGTGCTCCGCTGCGAGCGTACTCCTGTAGCACCCCTCTTACTAATCGTTCTGCCCTAAGTTGTGTGGTGGATAGAGATTCCAAATCTGGCTGAATGTACATTACCGA